ACTCCCCGCCGAGATTCCCAGTTCAGTTTCGATCTGACGATACGAAGGACCGTAGCCGGTGGACTTCCAGAACCGCTTCACGTACGCGAGAGTGTTCGTGCAGTTCTCTTCGCGGCGGTTGGTCTGCTCGGTCTTGGTCATTCCGGGTTCAAGTCCATCAACTTATTAAAGATCGTCTCTGAAAGTTCATCAAGTCGGTCGTCGTCCACCATTACGAATGCTGGTAAGAACTGCTCGGCCACCTGTCCGAGATGCAGTTGGACTTCCGACAGTGCTGCTAGAACCTTTAACAGGTCTCCAGCGTCCTTCTTACTTATCTTGATCTTTGCCATTACTCTTCTCCTTTGTAGTCATGAAGCAGCATCAGATTTTCTCCCTCTCCTACGAAGACGAACTTTTCTCGTAGATAACGAATGTCTTCAAAGGTAACTATAGACACATGATAGCCCAACTGACGCAGTAATGCAACTTTGTAGAGGTCAGGAAACTCTTCCGGATCGTTTCGGTACTTGCACTCAATCCATATCCCAAATTCAGGAAGATAGAAATCAGGTCTATAGGAGGTCTCGGAAAATACAAACCTCTGAGGTTCATAGAGCCACGCGATCCCGTTCGAATCTAGAATCTTAGCAATCTTGGCTTCGAACTTGCTCCTCATTCGGATGCCTCGATAGCGGGTTGGCTTGCTGTAGCTGGTGAAAAACTCTACGTTTTCATATACTCCAGCCGCCCAAAGATCCTTTCTGACCTGGCTTTGTTTCTCTATAGACTCGGGAGTGTGCTTCCTGCCGGTCAAGGAGACTATGAGCTTTTGGCGCTGGTCTTCTGAGTACACGTATGTTCTCTGAGACTTCGTATCCTTAATCTTCTGGATCGTCTCCGGCGATATTTTTCTTCCCCGCTGTGCCTCCGCTATTCGCTCTTTGTGGACCTCAGACAGAGGCTTTCCCTTGCGCCACGATGGCCTCCCTCTGTGGAAGTTAGAAATCTTATCCTTGGTTTCTTGGGTGGGAACATAAAGACGACCTACATGGCCGACGATGGAATAGTTAATCCGATGTTTATATCTTTGGACAACCACCTCACCGCATCCGCAGGCACAAATTCTAGGAACGGCGAGGCATTCCGGACAAATAGACCTTGGCTTGCCGGTGCGGCGCTCATAGGTTTTGGTCTCACCACATATTTTACAAGCGTACGATGTTACCGGCACTTGCTTTGCGCTATTCGTCCTCGAAATAGAACTCGCTGGAATATTCCGGATGACCGTGTATCTCCAACAGGTCATCGAAGCATTCAAAGACGGCAGTGGAACGCACCTCGGTGTTCCAGTGGATGACGGTCGTGTCGTCGTCAAAGATTACGCCATCGAACTGCACCTCGTCTGGTGCATTGACCTGACCTTCGGTGTGTGTGTCGGAGATATCGCCACGCCGGTAGACGGAGAACGTGACGTTACGTGCCCCATTGGATCGAGCATCCCCTACTCGACGGAGGAGCGCAGACTTCCATAGAAGACGGTCGCGCATTTCTTCGCTGGCAAAGGGTTCATATTCGTTCATTACTCTTCTCCTTTGTAGTCAGAATCTAGTCCATACGTCGGTGCGAAAGAAGCCAGGTCGTCGGGGTGAATCTTTTGGAAATGAAGTGAGTCACCAATCAACCACAGGATGCCGGAGATGACAAGTAGCGCCGCTATGAGAACATAAACCATCCTACTTCCCCTCCATCTCGCTTAGGATTCGATTGTACAACTCATCGTCGGTGTCAAGCAAGTCTATTACTGCTGGCTTCCCCTGACCTAGGGAAACGCCATCAGCGTCGGCAAACCATCCACCGTTTCTCTTGATGAGTCCGAGGTCAACAGCAACATCAATAATTGATGACCCACGCGAAACACCCTTGCCATAGATGATATCGAATGTTGCTTCCTTGTATGGCGCAGCGGTTTTGTTCTTCACCACTTTCACCTTGGTCGTAGCACCAATAATATTTTCCCCCGCCTTGACTGGGCCAGTTCGATTGACCTCCATTCGGAGTGATGCGTAGAACGGAAGCGATCTCCCACCAGTCGTGATATCGGGTGGTGCGCCCTGTGGGGAGTATGCGCCGATGTTAGCGCGGAGTTGGTTGATGAACAAGATGGCGGTGTTGTTCGGCGCAAGAAGTGGGTTAACCTTACGAAGTCCTTGCGACATCACGCGGGCAATAGAGCCAACGTTAGCATCACCGTAGTCTCCCTCGGACTCCTGGCGCGGAGACATAGCGGCTACGGAGTCAACAACAATCAGCGCAACGTCACCCGTTGATGCTAGTTTGTCAATGACTTTGAAAACCTGCTCAGCGGTATCGGGCTGAGAAAGAATCAGGGAGTCCCAATCGACACCCAGCGCCTTCATGTACGAAGGGTCAAGTGCCTGCTCCATGTCGAGATACGCAACGTTAAGCCCATCTTTTTGTGCGCGGGCAGTAATCTGCAAAGCCAATGTTGACTTCCCACCGCTGGGCCGACCGAACAATTCGGTGATACGTCCGCGAGGGATACCACCACCAGTAGCATCGTCCAGTCGCATGATGCCGGTGGGCAGGCGCTCGATGTCCAATGCCGGAGTGTCGGCACCACGCCCTATTTGAATGTCCCCCGCTTTGTTAAGCTCCGCGAGTGCTTTGTCGAGTCCAGTAGTTGAGGTGCCAGTTTTTTTCGTCGTAACCATTAGGTCAATGTTATCACTTTCAGCGGCCCGTGCCAACATAAATCTGCTACCCTCTAATCACCAGGAAATAGTCACGGAAAGTGAGCATAAATGTCGCTACTAATTGGACTCGATGGAGAGATGTCAGACTCCGAGATAGACAAGGGTGCGGTTCTAATCCAGATTGGGGTCTGTGACCAGTACGGGAACACATTCGAGAGTTTGATTGGGCACCCCGAAGGATGGTACAAGACCGAGCAGGCCAGTTCGGTTCACCGCATCCCCGATGAGGATATACTGCTCGCCGCACCCGCACCTTCTGTAGATGAACGTCTACGAATATGGCTCGATACTAGGCTCCATGATTCATACATTCGTGGCGATCACACGGGCCTTCGTCCGTTCATCCCGCTAGGCTGGAACGTCGGAGGTTTCGACATGCCATTCGTTCGGAAATTTCTTCCCCTATCGTGCGAAATAATCTCTCGCCGATCAGTGGACCTCAACGCGCTCTGCTATTCCTTCGAGCAATCGTTGGTGACCTACCACGGTGAACGTAAGTCATTCAACCAGTGGAGGCAACTTGCCCACGATTACGCAGAAAGTCTTCTTGGCAACACCAACTGGCACGATGCACTCTTCGATGCACAGGCCGGACTAGAGGCATACAACTTCCTCACCGAAGTCTTCGCACTAACCGACCACTCGCCAAACTTCTAGAGGTACTAATGTCAAACTCGCTTAGAGCTACAGCACCATGCTGGTATGATGCGGATACTGAGACTATTTCTATCTCCTTTCGCTACGACAACGAGTTCGTAAAAGATTGCCAACGCATCGTCGGAAGGAAGTGGGATGGTGATAGCAAGACGAACACGTTCCCAATCACGTCCGCACCAGAGGTGAAGGTACTCACAACGAAGTGGGCAATCCGTGTTGATGACAGTCTGAAGCAGACACCACAGTGGGACTCGACACCTGTACCAGTCCAGTCGTACAACGTCATGGTAGAGGGCAAGTCAATCGTCATGAACTTCGCGTATCAAAAAGAAATCATCGAATCTATTCACGATGCTATACCTGGGGCGACGTGGAATAATGAGAAGCGCCGTTGGCAAACCTCTCTGATCAATGCGAATGATGCCGTGGCGTTCGCTGAGACGCTGGGCTGGACAGTCGAACCTCAGCTCTTCGACCAAGCGACCGAGGCGATGGGGAAGGCGCGAGAGAACCAAGAGCTCAGTGCAACGCTTGTTGCTGATCCGTTTCCTATCCCCGGTCTCAATGGCGAACTACGTCCTTACCAATTCTCTGCTGTTGACTACTCAGTAAGGAACAGCCGCGTCATCATCGCTGACGATCCGGGGCTCGGAAAGGGCCATCCTGTGGGGACTAACATTCTCACACCTAATGGCTGGAAGAAAATAGAAAATCTCAGCGTGGGTGACAAAATTATCGGTTCGAATGGTGGCTCGACTAAAATCACTGGAGTCAACCATCGGGGAATCCTTCCTGTATTCAAGGTTTCTTTCAATGATGGTTCCTCTGTTCGCGTCGATGGCGACCACTTGTGGAATATTCAGCACAGAAGCGGTTATAAATACCTGCAAGACAAGTGGCGCACTGTGTCCACTCGCGACTTATCCAAAGATCTTTTAGACGGAGAGAATCACAGAAAATGGAAGATCCCCATTGTTGGTGCTGTTGAGTTCGAAAAACAAAATGCGCCCTTGCCAATTGCCCCTTACTTGCTAGGATTACTCTTAGGAGACGGTGCAATCAGTCAAGATTCCATTTACTTTACCTCTATAGACGAGGAGATTCTTGAATATATTCGCAAAGAAATTCACCCACTGAATCTCAGAAAAACATCGGGACTATATGGCTACCACCTCTCCATTGGAAGAGGAAATACTTATAGAAATCCCATTATCACTGCCCTCAAAGGTCTTGGTTTGATGGGGCACACGTCACTCACTAAGTTTGTTCCCCAGATGTACCTTCTCGGAACTCCGCAAGAAAGAATGGAGATTCTTCAGGGCATCATGGATACCGATGGTAACGCCGGACCCGATGGAACTAACGAGTTCGTTTCAGCGAGCAAGCAATTGGCAGATGATGTCACCTTTCTGGTCCTCTCTCTAGGGGGTATTGTTCGGCGTTCCATCAAAACCATTCGATCAGGACCGTATACTGGTAACACCTACCATCGCGTCAACGTAAAAACCATGGAATGCCCTTTCAGGTTGAGTAGGAAGGTTGCAGCTTGGAAAAAGCCAACTAAATACAAGCCGAGCCGCTCCATGAGTAGCATCGAACCAGATGGAGAAGCCTCGGTCATTTGTCTTTCTGTGGACGCTCCCGACAGACTGTATGTAACGGAAGACTTCATCGTCACTCACAACAGTCTCGAATCCATGAGTGTCATGATGATCAAGGACTCGCTGCCCTGCATCATTGTGTGCAAGTCAAAACTGAAAGGCATGTGGCGTGACGAGGTGTGGAAGTGGTTCCCCGACTCCAGCGCCACCATCATCAATGGTACTGATCTCTACCCGATACCTCCAGTTGACTTCATCATCCTCAACTACGACATTGCTCATGCGTGGTACGAGGCGCTGATAGAGCGTGGATTCAAATCACTCATCGTTGACGAGTCACACTACATCAAGAATGGCAAGCGGTCTCTCGTGTGTTCCACTCCTGGGTGTGGTCACGCCATGAAGTTCGAGTTCATCAAGAAGTGCCCGAAGTGCAAAGAGGTAAACGTCAAGGCCAAAAGAAAGTACGGTGTTCGTCGTACTAACGCAGTCATGCAGCTTTCCCTCTCGCTTCCAGACGACGCTCCAGTTCTCCTTCTCACGGGAACGCCGCTCGAACATAGGCCAGCCGAACTAGTCCGTCAACTTGAGTGCATTGATCGCCTTCAAATTTTCGGAGGAGACGGCAAGTTCAAGTATCGTTACTGCGGGACCAACGGCAAGGGAGCAAGCAACTCTATGGAGCTTCACCGTAAGCTCCGCGAGAACTGCTACGTTCGCCGCCGCGTCGATGACGTGTTCAAGGATCTCCCTCCCGAGCAGTACATCCCCACGTACATCGAGATCCCCGAGAAGTCAATGGAGAGGTACCGCGAAGTCGAACGAGACGTGGTGGAGTACTTCGCTCAGCGTGCCGCCAAAGAAGCCGAGGCGCGGGGAAGCGATGCCGAGTGGGCTGCGTACTGTAAGCGTGAGCAGTTGGAGCGCGTGGTGGACATGGTGCAACTCTCTGGACTTCGAGGAGTGCTGGCAGAGATAAAGAGAGACCCCATCGTTGAATGGATCAAGGACTTTGACGACGACGCGGGCGGGGAAGAAAAGCTCGTGATATTTGGCGAGCACATCTCACTGGTGGATCACATCTACGCAGAGTTCGCTAACGAATCAGTCGCACTGCGCGGGACGGACGCGGTGGGGGCTCAAGAGAATGCCAAGCGTTTCCAGACCGATCCAACCATAAAGAAGTGGGTAGCCAACCTTCAGGCGAGCAAAGAAGGATTCACCCTCACCGCCTCATCTCACGTCATATTCTGTGAACTTCCCTGGAGCCCTATGTGGCTAAGGCAGGGTCTTGGTCGAGCGAGGGGAAGAGCCAATGATCCGCACCACGCTATCGGCTATGGTTTGCTCGTGAAAGGAACCGTGGACGAAGAGATGTGGGCCATGCTGGACGAGAAGAGGGCCATCATCAACGCCGTGACAGACGGTATCGAAGTTCCCGAAGATCAGATAACCGTCGAGGAAGAACTCCGACTCGCGTGGATGGAGCGCGGTAAGGCACTCCTGAGGGTGCGCTAGATTGGCAGGATCGGGGCCTAGAAGGGGTCAAATCCGCCCGCAAATCCCCAAGAAGTACCTCAGTACCAGTTTTTTAGAGATTCCACCAGTTTTTAGAAAGTCAGATGTTGAACGCCCGTTCACTAACCAATAGAGGAATTAAATGAGTGCCGAAAGTCAGGTTGATGTTGAAAAGTTTTCACCCTACAAGGGAGCCCAGTACATGGTCCATCTTCGTATGGGAATACTTGCGAACGATACTCATAACTACGAGTTGTTTATGGGCGACAAGAAAATGGCGTACCTCTGTCGATGCTCCATAAAGACAGTACAGAGAACCCGTGAGCAGATGATTGATGATGGGTTGCTGGAATTTCTCACCCCCGCTACAGGCCAGAGTCCGGCCAGGTACAGATTTATTTTCCACGCGGAAAAAGTAGGTGGACATCTGGGACAAAGTAGGTGGACATCTGAGAAATCTTCACCTATATATGTAAAAGAAGATAAAGTGGTTTCCGCAAACGGAAGACCACGAGGTGTCAAGAATAATTCTTATCCTGATGACTTCGAAGCCTGGTGGAAGACCTACCCAAAACCAGTAGCTAAAAAAACTACGTTTGGTTGTTGGAATGCAACGCTGCGTGACCGTGAAGGAACAGTAGAATCAATCATGCTCGCCACATCCATTTTTGCAAAACAAATGATCGAAGAGGGAAGACAAAAACAACACATACTCAACAGCGACACCTTCCTCGGAGTCAATGAGCGGTGGAAGGACTACCTACCCGAGTCCTTTTCCCCGGATATTCTGGAACAAGCTAAAGCGTGGGCAGAGTATGATTCGTATATTGGTCAGGGATGGGACACTGAAGAGCCTTCATTTCCCCGGCCAACTGACGGAAACGGGAACTTACTTGACGGCAGCGGGCGGGCGTACTACATTGATCCAATGGACTTTAAGCGGAGGTACGTTGACGATGAGTAATTCTCCTTCCCCCGTCGAGCTCCCCTTTGTCGAAACAGTAGCCAATGGCGTGACAGTTCGGGTTGGCTCTCGCTCCTATGTCTTTGAGTACACTGAAGTTGGAACTCTGGTATATTCTGGAGAATTTCTCACCAATGTTGCCGAGGACGAAGACGATGAACTATTTGACCCGACACAGTACCGCTAGGATGGGGAAATGATATTTCTCTGGATACTTTGTGGCTTGGTGGCGTTGCTCTCTCTCTTTGCGTTGTGGAACTGGTGGCAGGACGAACAGGAAAGGCTGGGCAAGGTGACGCGACGCCATGCACCAAGATCATTGGGCAATGTGATACCAACGGTCACTTCTCCCGCGACTCCCCTGCATCCTTCCGTTGACCCGTACCTTGCCGAGCTGCGTGCGTACCTGTTGCAAGAGCCACTTCCCCAAGGTCCGGGGGACATGGCAAACCGTGTGTATGCTCACCTAAACGAATGGCTCAACATTCATGCCAACGATGATGTAGTGTATGACGACTTCGAATTCCATGAAGTACTAGTCGAAGAAACAGAAAGGGAAACAGAATGAGCAAGAGCCTCAATGAAATGATGGCCGAAGTTGTTGCCTTCGAGGAAAGCAAGGGGTGGGTGCCGAACAACAATCAGTTTGGAACATCTATCGCATTGCTGCACTCAGAAGTTAGCGAGGCACTGGAGGCATTTAGAGAGGATGATTGGGACTCTACTGATGAGAATGGAAAACCGCTAGGCGTCACTAGCGAACTGGCCGACACGTTTATTCGCACTCTATCCACATGGGCTCAATGGTTGGCTCCAAAGGGGTTCGATCTCGAAGCGGAGTTCGAGCGGAAGATGGCGTACAACCGGACTCGTTCACATCGTCACGGTGGCAAAACGATATGAGCTACATCTCGTGGACCAAAGAGCAGATGCGCGACGAGATGGAGTTCCGAGGGAAGATGGTCAACCTTCGAGCGAGAGAAGCATGTGAAGCGAGAGCCCAACTCGAAGAAGCACTCAGTATCATCAACGATCTAGATGAATACAGCGAAGACGTGGGGGAATGGCATGATTACGAGCGTATCGCTGTACTAAGGTTGAAACAATGACAATTAGCGAACACTCTCTCTCTAGCCCCGAGGCAGAGGAATCGTATCTTGGTGCGTTGATACTCGATCAGTACAAGTGCCTTGACAGCATGACGAGTCTCCAGCCCGAGGACTTCTACCGACCACTGCACGGTCAGATCTTTTCCGTCATACGAGAGCTGTCCTCTCACGGTGGTCACATGGATTATGTCACGGTGCAGAATGAACTCCGAAGTCGCGGGGTGGAGATTGAACTCGGTGTTCTCTCCTCTCTGCAAATCAATACTCCAGGCACACACGGCACTGCGGGATGGGCACAGATCATCTTGGAAAAGAGCGACGCACGACGCACGCTCCATGCCTTGTACGATGCCACCCGAGCGATTGAACAGGGGGCAGACCCTTACGAGACATCAGCGAGCATCAGCAAAGAGCTGGCACTGCTCGGGACACTAGCCGACCGAGCTCCAGAAGGAACAACACTGGAGTATCTGGAGGAGCTTGGTGATACCGCATCCCCTGTTGTCATACCCGGCCTCTTGCGACAGGATTGGCGTACTATCATCGTAGGCGGCGAGGGTTCGAGCAAGAGTACTATCCTTCGTTCGATCTCAATCTCTGCCGCACAAGGTCACCACCCCTTCGCGTTCTCTACAAAGATTCCTCCCATCCGTGTACTGTTGGTTGACTTGGAGAACCCGGTCGAGGCTGTAGTTGAGACTGGTTCTAAGTTAAAAAACTACATCAAGAGTAGGGATCCTGAGATTTACGACCCGACACGCCTGTCAATCTGGCGGCGTCCTGGTGGAATCAATCTTCGTACTCAGCGTGACAGGGCAGACCTTCAGCGAGAGATCATCAATCACCAGCCCGATCTCGTGGCGATGGGTCCTATCTACAAGATGTACGCGAAGTCTCACGGTGAGAACTATGAAGACTCTGCTGATGATGTCATGCGAATTTTGGACGACCTTCGTACCAAGTACAGCTTCGCGCTTCTACTCGAACATCACGCTGCCAAGGGGCAGTCTGGTCAAAGTCGTGAGATGAATCCAATGGGTTCGCAGCGATGGATGGCGTGGCCTGAGATTGGAATAGGTCTATACCCCGAAAAGAACGATCCTCGAATCCTCAATGTTCGTCGCTTCCGTGGTGACCGGCTTGCCAATGTTGCGTGGCCGGATAAGATCATCCGTGACCCTAACTCCATCATCAGGGGACACTGGGAAGAGGGAATGCCCGAGTCAGCAAAGAGGAGCAGCCGTTGACTTGCATTGCTGGGTACACGGACGGAAAGACCTGGGCTATCGCATCAGACTCCGGCTTGTTCGAAGATGGGGGCGACGAAGCACCCGCGACTGGAATCTACTTCCTTGGCTCGGAGCCCAAGGTGTGGAGAGTGGAGCAGTCTCTCATTGGCATGGCAGGAACGTCTCGTGTAGATGAGGTTGCAAGAAACGCTACGACGGGAGACCCGTACAAGCTCAGGGATCTCCTCAAGAATGCCGAGGTCACGGGGGGATGGACACTCTTGATGGTAACTCAAAAGGGACTCTATTACTTGAGTGAGGACTTCTCTGTAATAAAACTCAAGAACAAGTACATGGCTATCGGGGCAGCATCGCAGCCAGCTCTTGGTTCGCTCTATACGAGTCACTCATTAGGTATTCCCGTTGGCGATGCGGTGAAGATGGCGGTAAAGGCAGCGATAGACAGTTCGATCTATGCGGTTGCCCCGGTCGTGGCAAAAGTCCTGGGAACATTAAGCTCAAAAAAGGTAGAGGTAACCAATGGCTAGAGAACAGACTTCAAAGAACTGGGCTTGCTTCGAGTGCGGCTACTCCTACACCTCACCTATACCCGTGTATGAGGTGCAGCACAAGTGCAAGAAACCACCAGTTCCTAACACCAAGCGGAAAGGGATGCTACCCCGATGAGTGACAACGTTTGTCCGACATGTAAAGGCGCTGGTTCTGGCCCGTGGGGTGGCGAGTACATGGGTTCCTATGAAATGCTTACCTGCGACGAGTGTGCAGGCACTGGCTTTGAGCGTCCGTGGGAAGGTGTTGAAGAACTCCGCGCAGAAAATAAATACCTAAAGGATATGTTGAAAGAAATTGACTTGTTGGTTGCAGATCAGCAAGAGAACATTGGACTTGGTAGGAGGCGCACCATTCTCTACGAAGATGTTCGTGTGCTATGTGCGCTGGGAGAAGGGTTTAGTCGAATTCCGCGTCAATAATTGTATCATCGTCATCCCCATTCACATCACTTAGACTGTACTCAAGAGCATCAGCCCAGTCAGGGGAAAGACGAGAGCCCATTGCGCGGGCACGTTCAGCGAATAACTCTCTCGCGAGGTCGATCTGAGGAAGAGTGAGCGCGAGCTTCGGGGAAGTAATTAAAGCCAGTACCAGGGCGGCAAGGGCCTGTCCCTGTTGTTCTTGGATAGCGACAACCCTCTCGCGTACACCGATCTTAATCATGAACTGAATCAGTTCTGAGTAGCGGTCAAGAGCTCGTTCGTACAGCTCGACGGAAGCTCTCGCGTGTTCAATGCCAGCGGAGTCAGTCACCTCAAATGATCTGAGCTCTACCACGCGCTCACGCATAACGGTAGCCCACTCTTTCATCTCACCCGCGAGACGCAGAACTTCTACCTCGGGGGGAGCAATGGGATCAGGGTGTGACAATCGCACGGCAACTTCACGGCTCTCTTGTTTAATCATTGATCGCTCTCCAGAAGTCTTGCCGGTCGGCGTCTTTCCACCGTGGAACTTACAGCTTCCGTAGCCAACATGAGTGCCAGTGCCAAAGCCAGCGGTCTTGGAACAGTAGCGAGTGATGCCAAGTTCCTTAATGTCCTTATCCCTTAGCTTGGCCGAACAGTACCCTTCCTTCTGCGCGGGCATACCAGGTATCTTCTTGCCGGGGAACTCTGATTCCCAGAGCCGGAGGATTTCGGGATCTTCATCCCAGACGGGTGCTTTATACGCCATTTTAGATGAACGGGGGGAACTGTCCGGTGCGCTCTGCAATCATTCGATGCGCGGTTCCCACAAGCATCTCTCCCAACACCATTCCCTTGAACAACATCTCCTCATGCTCACATTCAGCAACGTCCTCGATGAAGTCCCACATGTTCTGGTCAATGCGAATGAGTGCAGTTCCTCTCTTCGCATTGGGAATGATCTCAACGCCCATGTCATTGTCGCCCTCGAAATCGTGGACGAGGAACGCCTGCACCACAATGTCGTTCGTGTTTTCGTACTCGGCTGTGGCACTGCGACAAAAAAAGCCCTGACCGAAAGCTAGACCAATGTTCCCATCTCCACCGTCCTCATGGAGGTCATCGGTTAGGTTGTTCTCCACTTATTGACTCGCAATGATGAGCTTGGAACTGTCGGCGGCTTCGATAAGCTCGACTGTCTCGCCCGCGAGAATCATCATGAACTGGATCGCCCACTCACGCTGGTCGAATTTGAAACTAACAAGCGGGTGCATCGAGTTGACGTACGCGGCGAGAAGCATAATGAGGTGAACCGGCGTGGGAGCGATCTCAACCTCGGCGTTGTACAGCCAACTCTCATCATCGTATTGACGCCACACATTCTCCCCGTAGGTGTCCGCATCAGTGCTGGTGAACCAGTCACCCGTAGCTTTAAGGAGCCATTGCCCGAAAAGATTGGGGTCAGTAAACGGAAGGAAGTGTGGCTCGGCAGAGTAAAGGCCCTGAATGGGGTTGGTCATGCCTTCATCGGCATACGCGAACGCAACTTGGACGAGTGTGGATAGATCTTGGTCCGGTATCTTCATTTAACCCATTATATCAAGTACCGAACCACTCTTTAGAACTCAGGGAAGCGATTTTCGCGATTTTTCGTTTTCCCTGATGGACGCCATTTTTTTGAGACTTCATTAGTGAACTTTTGTTCACAGACTAGACAGGACGGAAAGTCGATGGTAAGGTTGTGGAAAGCAAAAAACCCCAAGAAGGAGACAGTCATGTCCCAACGTAAGATTTTCGCGATCCTGCTGTGCATCGTTTCACTGTTGTTCACACTCGGGATGACTCCGCCCACCCCAGCCAGTGCTACTACTCCAGTTTCAACACACTGGTATTCACCGATTTTCGAGCTTGGCCCGAAAGCTATTGCGTTCTACTCCTGTGTCATTTACCGAGAGTCCCGCTCCACCTGGAACCATCCGAAAACTCATGATGGTGATGCAGCGTATCCAGGACAGTTTGGTTTATTCCAGTTCGTTTGGCCGTCAAAGAACAATGTGTGGGACGCCTACATTTACCCTATACTGCACGTTGAGCCTCGATATGCTTCGGCTTTTGAGCAGAGTGAGGGAGCGGCCATCTTGTGGAAGATGGGTGACGCCGTTCACAACTGGGCTCCCTACGATGGCTGCTGATGGGTAAGGCCAGCCGTCAGAAGAGTACGCCCGAGCGCCAGAAGCAACGCTTCATTTGCTGGTGTCACGAGATTCCTGCGAGGTACCCGGTGCGATTCAAATCCCGCGATACGTGGCTGGACTGGTCGGATCACAACAGGGAGCATCATAACCATCGTCCCCAACTCGGATTTACGGAAGACTGGGTTCATGAAGACGAAATAGGAAAATTCATTGGCGGGCAAGAAGTTATCCTGCTATAGTTGGGGGAGTTCGATAATAAAGGGAGATAATCCAATGTCCGAAGCACTGAAGAACCTGAAGGTTCTCAATGACTACATCATCATCAAGCCTTCACAACAGGCCGACGAGGAAGTGACCACTAGCGGTCTGGTGGTTCCAAAGAATCCTGGCGATCCGAATCTTGTGTATCACTACGCGAAGGTAGTTGGTATTGGCGCATCAGCAAACTACATGTTGGACAATGACGAGGCCCTGCATGTTGGTGATGTGGTGTACTACGCGCAGAAGAAAGCGTCAGCTATCGCTATTGTTGAAGAGGGCTACATGTACGATCCGCGTAAGGCCAACTACGCCTACATCAAACCAGAAGACGTGATCGCAGTTGTTCGGGAGGAAAGCGAGCTAAAAAATACTCACGATGCCGTCTGCCCAGCTTATTACAACGAGGAATCAGAGTGCAACTGTCCCCCGTTCTAATTAGCGACCTCGACGGGACGATAGCATTCATCGCGACGGACGACGTTGGTAGCCCAGTACGACTGTTCAACGACTTTGCTCAGAGCGGAAGTGACATCCCCAATCAGAAGGTTGTGTCGCTCATCAAGGCGTGGTACTCCTTAATGGAAGATTCAGAGATCTACTTCGTCACCAACCGAGACGCGAGGTGGCGCGACGTAACGGTTCGATGGCTGGTCAAGCTTTTCCCGCCTGGTGAATACAGTTGGACGCTCAGGATGAGACCGACGAACGACTCACTTTCTTCGGCGGCGGGGGCGAAAGAAAATCACCTTGTTGGCGAGATCATGAAGTACTATTCTGTACATCAGGTGTGGGAAGATGATAAGGATTGTATCTTAATGTACAAGTTGCACGATCTATTGGTGTTCGATGCAAAGGAGACATGGTGACTGATCAAGGACAAGAGAATTTCAACGCTGGGCTTCATGAATGGCTAAAGAGGAATAACGACCTTCATCACCAATTCGAGATTTTAGGAACTGACTGGGAAGAGGCATACAACGGAACGTGTGGTGAGGGAACGTGCGATTATTCCGATCCATCTACCTTCACTGTCTACTTCTCTGGCGAGCTCGGGGAGAAGAAGTCATTCCGCGTGAACATCCCTAACTACGGTTTCGCCAAACTGGTTAAAGAGATCGCTGAGTTGATGAAATGACTAATTTCGTAATCGGGGACAGAGTGAGGTGCATAAAGGCTGTGCCTGCTGAGAACGTTCTTGGTATCCTTGTCGGTAACATTGGTGTCATTGAAAATATCCTTCCCCATGACGCTTATCCGTATCGCGTACTTTGGAATGCAAGCATCTTTTCCAAGAGGCCCTACTTCTGCGGCGTGGCTGCGGATGAGATCGAGCTGGAGGACTAATGACATTCATTGCAATGTTTACTGACGGCCCTAAAGCCGGAGAAACAATGATTTTAGATTCGTACAGGTCTGAGATATACGTAATGGATATGGCGAGGTTTTCTTTCCCGTTTGGTCGTTTCGACCCAGATTTCGTTCCCCTTACTTCTACAAAGCAATTGATTTACAAGCCCTTCATGCTCGGGGTAGATGTCAACATGGCGCTGTATTCCCTGTACCGAGATGATTCTTACAAGCCCATCACCGATGTCCTGCTCCCCATCCTAAAAATCGCTAACGCGGAAACTGAAAGACAAAGGGAGTTGTACTGATGCAAGAACCAACACTCCGCATCATGGCTAAAGCGACCGTTGGGCAGAATGCTCGTCGCATTGATCCACCGCGCTACCTATGCCAATGCCCAGGTTGCGGGGAAACAAGTAGCACCATTGCGTGCCCCCGACACCTTGCCATGCTCCCCCTCAACATTCAGAGCGCTCTCACGCGAGCTATAGCTACAGGTGAGGCTGGGGTGTACGGTCCAGCTATGAAAGAAGCAATGTTGACATGGACTGAAGAACCATCATGAGTGTTTCAACTAAACGGCACGTGGTGTCGTTAGTATTCGGGGGATCTCTCGGTATTCTCATTGCAGAGCCCCTGTGGGGGATCCGTTTGATGGCCGGGATACTGGCGCTGGGATCATTCTTTTGTTACGATTATTTGCTCTCTACGCCCTCTGAGACGGGGAAACAATGATCAATAATAAGAAAGAGGAATCATGAGCGTTGAAGTTGGAACTGTGAGGGTTAAAATTGAATCTGTAACAATGGATTTCTATGAGTGGCTGGCCTACGGAGTGGAGAACAGCTACTGTTCCCCTCAAGTCTGCGCGACACATGCAGGAATACCATCTATTGATGATGAGGACATGCTCGAAGATCAAGATTTCTGCGTTTACGTCGTGCGCCTAGGTACTGAAGAAGATTGGCAAGAGGAGATTGACAGCTTTAGGGATGTTGTAGTAGATTGAGGTGAGTAATCCTTACGGATCGAAGTAGTAAGAAAGGTAGACAAATGACATTCCAACCCGGTGACATCGTGGAGTACGTGAGGGGTTATCTGAGCGGCCAACACCGAACAGTGTTGCGCGTTGAAGGCGAGAGGTTGCACTTCACTAATGGGGCGTGGAGCGCGTCCGTCGATAACCTCGAACTCGTCACCCCCGCAACCCCCGCACTCGTCCCGAAGTACGCAGTGGGCGATGAGGTTATGAACCAAGTCGGTGTGAAGAGAATGATTCGGGAGGTGTACATTGCCTACAAAACGACGGTTGGACCCGCCTATCGCGAGGACGACCTCTCCCCGGTCTGCTCCCACACTCACACGACCTGTGATGAGTGCCACGAACAACTAACGAAGGAGAAGTGATGACAAAACGAATCGAGAAACTGACCGACGAGCAACTCGCGATACTTCCACTTCGAGCGAAGGAGTGGATCGAGCGAGGACTCGCTACTGGGCCGAGTGACCGACCTCGCATGCAAGAAGCGGTCAAGCGTGTCTACAAGAACGCTGGACTGAAAGAGCCTGAGATATTCGTGTGGATGGACTCGCCGTACTACGGGATCATCGCGTGCATGATGTTGAAGGAACTTTTTGAGGTGTCGGGCCAGGTGTGGGACCAGGTGTGGGACCAGGTGTCGGGCCAGGTGAGGGACCAGGTGTGGGGCCAGGTGAGGGACCAGGTGTGGGACCAGGTGTGGGGCCAGGTGTCGGGCCAGGTGAGGGACCAGGTGTGGGACCAGGTGTGGGGCCAGGTGAGGGACCAGGTGTCGGGCCAGGTGAGGGGCCAGGTGAGGGACCAGGTGTGGGACCAGGTGAGGGACCAGGTGAGGGACCAGGTGTGGGACCAGGTGAGGGACCAGGTGTCGGACCAGGTGTCGGACCAGGTGTGGGACCAGGTGTCGGACCAGGTGTGGGGCCAGGTGAGGGACCAGGTGTCGGACCAGGTGTCGGACCAGGTGTCGGACCAGGTGTCGGGCCAGGTGTGGGGCCAGGTGAGGGGCCAGGTGAGGGACCAGGTGTGGGACCAGGTGTCGGACCAGGTGTCGGACCAGGTGTCGGACCAGGTGTCGAATAACATCTGCTACGGTCAGCACGAAGCAGCGTGGGTGTCGTATCTCGTGACGATGATCGAACTCGGTGTGAAGATAAACGACAAACACGCCTCATGGCTCGAAGCGATTGGGGAACTGAGTGAATGCGGCTGGTGGTTCCCATCCAATGGGGCAGTGGTAATGACCTCACGACCAATCGGGATTCTCCACCAAGATGCTCAAGGGAGACTTCACAACGCGAATGGGCCAGCGATCCAATGGAACGACGGATACTCGCTCTATGCCTTCCACGGGGTTCGAGTTGGCAAGGACATCATCGAGAACCCCGAACTCATAACGACTGACCAGATAATGAAGGAGACGAACTCCGAGGTACGACGGGTCATGTGCGAACGGATGGGCTGGGAGAAGTTCATCACCGAAGCCGGACTCACCATGATTGACGAGTGCGACGATCCGGCGAACATGCCGAACAAGTTGCGCCTCTACGAGACGCCCGAGCAGGTCCTGGGTGTTCCTGTGCGTCTGCTCTCCGTGGTGAACGCCACCCCGAAGTTGAATGGAGAGATACCACGGTACGCCATAACCGTCCCCGCTGAGATCGACTCGGCACTCGCGGGTGCGGCGTGGAGCTTTGATGTTGATGTGAAGATGTACAAGTCAATGGCGCGAGCCACTTAGCAAGGAGAAAGAAAATGAACACACTTGAAACACTCGGAGCCAAGTTCAACCAGGGGTCGTTCGACCACTTGGAGGACATTGAGATTCCGGTCTTGACTGGCATGCAGCGCCAGGGTGACGTGATCGTCATTCCTCAGCGCGAAGGAAAGATTGCCGGACTGCTCCCAATCCCCAAGGAGGGCATCGCGGTCGTTCGCGGCGAGAACGGTGGCAACACGCACCTGCTCGTGGCTGAAGGTGACGTGACCTACGCGCCGAACCCTTCACGTGGCCAGCGACTCGGTTCGCTCCTCGTGGGCGAAGGTGGCGTGGTGTACCTGACGCACCCCGAGCACGGCTTCAATGCCATTGGGACGGGTTCCTACGTCATCAACCGCCAGCGTGAACAGGCTGACGAAATCCGAATTATCGCCGACTGATGGACCGAGAGCAACTAGACCGGCTGATTGACGAATTGGCATATTCCCGCGAGGAAAAGAAAGCGATGCTGATCCTCTCCGACGCCATTCTCGCAGCACAGTCAGCCCCCGAACCGGAGATTGAAATTGGCGAAGTCATCGACTACAACCGGCGACTTCTGGCCGTGGTGAACAAGGCGCAGGGAATCGTGCGCACCGCCTACGTCCCGGCGTCAGGAGAAATCAAGGTGGTCAGACAATGGTGGAGCGGACTTGTGGATGCGCTAGTCGTCCTCGATTCCCCCACTGAGCCGACGAAAGGAAAATGATGAGCGACCACGTTCTGAAAGTTGAGATGGGTGAGTTCACCAACTACCACCTGATCTGCAACCTTGACGACGCGGCGGACTGTCACCAGGTCTGCGTTACCCACCCTGACGGCTGTGACCCGATGGACGTGGAAGGCGAGTGCGTCAGAGAGGTCTACAGAAACGGTTGCACTGTCGCGGAATGGGTCAACGACGGCGGTATTGAGAGCGTTGGCTTCGCCCACACCGTTGAGATTCCCGTCACGTACCAGTGGAACGCCTCGCACGATTATCCGTCGATTTACGCGGCATCCGTCTCCGACTCGTCACCCCCGCACCCCCCCGCACTCGTCCCGAAGTTTGCAGTCGGCGACGAGGTGAAGACAACGTTTGGTGATTTGCGAACAGTGAAGGAAATCGTAATCTCCTATCGGGTATCAAATGGCGGATTCTGGATTGAGGAAATGCTCTCCCCGGTCTGCTCCCACACTCACACGACCTGTGATGAGTGCCACGAAAGGATTGAGCGATGAAAATCAGGAGAAAGGCCGATGTATCACCCGTACCGCCGACAACGCGACTCACAAAAGCGTGGCTGATGGACGAAATATGCGAGCGGCTACCAATTGCCGACACGTTCGACGCGATGAATCTCGCAGACGCCATCCTCTCCGCGCAAGAGGCAGAGCCGGAGTGCAAGTGTCGTGAGATTCATCTTCCGCCCGGGCCGACGAGGTCTGTCGATAATTATTACGTTGACAGGCGCGATTGTGTGATGCATGGCCCCTTCGCCTCGGTCAACGAAGCGGAGTGCCCAACTAATCACACCTGCATGGACAATTACGACGAGGACGGCGAGATGACGACCATTCTGTGGTCCGATGACGCTATCGACTATGAGTACTGTCCAGATTGCGGAACAAACCTTCGCGCTTTGGCCGTACCGCTACGAGAGGAGAGGGAATGAGCGAGGAACTTGAACGCGAATTGATGTTGAGCGCCCTGATTGATGCCGAGATGGACGCGCGAGGATCACGAGGCCAACAGCGAAAGATTTCTGGCGTCCCTTTCGGGGGCAGCAGAATGAAACCTCGACTTTTGGATTTGTTCTGCGGGGCTG